TGACAACGATACCTGATCCACCTTGCCCACCAGCTATGTCAGCACTGCCTGGATGTCTACCACCGCCACCACCTCCTCCAGTGTTAGCCGTTCCTCTGGCGCTAGGAGTATCACCACATGTTGGTGTTGATGGGGGTGAACCTGCACCTCCACCACCTCCGCCTGGATGTGCGGGTCCTGGAGTGGCATTGATATAAGAACCACCTCCTCCGCCTCCGGCGTAAACTACTGGACTTCCTGTTATACTACTTGCTAATCCTGCTCCACCTACTCCACCTACTGCAGGTGTTCCTGTGCAGTTTCCTGCTGTAAAATTACTTCCAGTGCCACCAGCTCCGCCACCGCCACCACCAGCAGCTCTAAAACCAGTAGGACCTGGATTAAAAAATTCACCACCTGTTCCACCTGCATTTCCTTGACCACATACTCCAGTTCCACCACAACCTCCACCTCCTGGTGCACCACCGCCAGATCCGCCATTACCAGTTCCACCAGTTCCACCTCCCTCACCACCACCACATGTGCTTATTGTTCCACCTAATATTGCTATATTTGAATTACTTCCTGGAGATTTACCGGGTATGGGTGTACTAGCTCCACCACCGCCAACTGTTATTGGTACAGAATTAGATGCTAAGGTCTGAGAACTAAAAGTTGTCATACCTCCACCACCACCGCCACCACCGGCTGCATTTCCTCCACCACCTCCACCAGAAACTATTAACGCATCAATAATTCTAGTTCCGGGTTGTAGTGTTTTACATCCTGAAGAAGTGTGGCTAGTAACTGTGCACTTTCCAAACGAAGTTTTGTTCGTTTTTCCAATTACACCACCGTTTGCTGAGCCAACTCTTGATCTTGGCATTGTGTCCTCCTATTCGGACACCCAAGCTGTGCCATTCCAATCGTATATAGCTGGTGTTTCCGATTCGTCGTTTGATTTAGTTGCTTCCCAACCTTTAGTGTTGTCAGCATTATATTTTGTTTCGTTCCAAGAAATATTGTACCACCACACAACAGGGTCTTGACCATCATCCGTAACTGTTGGATTAGCTATTGGAGCTTGCCAATCATCGTTATCATCAAGTGACCATGATGCATGTGGTTGTGGTATTAAAAATTTATCTTTTACAGGATCGTATACCATTCCAATACCTGCATATTGTTTTCTAAAATTGTGATTATAAGAAGTTTGTTTCCAAATACCACCATTAAAAAAATTAATACACCATGTTTCTCCATCTGGATGCATGTCTGAAGGAACACAATCGTTACCTACAACTACAACTCTTTGTACTATTTGATGTGAATCTGATGTAAATCCTGTTGGATCTGTCATTGCTTTTAACTCTGCAAAATGTGCCATATCTTTTCTCCTTATTACATTTATATTTTAATTTTAACTTACAGTCAATGTACCTGAAACAGTAAATGTTGCTAATTTAGCACCACTAGGATGTGTTCCAGTTGTATTTGTACAAGGCGCGACTGCAAAAGTAACATCGCTTGGTCCACTTATAATAACAATTCCTGAGCCTCCTGTTCCACCGACTTTATTTCCGTCTCCTGGATTTCTTCCAGCACCACCTCCACCACCACCTGTATTGGCATTTGCGGATGATCCATTATTTCCTTTTCCACCGTCTCCTGCTCCACCCGCACCACCAGGACCTGCAGGACCAACTGGTCCAACATTTCGTGCTCCGCCTCCACCACCTCCAGCATAGTTAGTAGCGCTATTGTTTATATTATTTGATACACCTGTTCCACCTGTTACTGTACAGCCAGCTGCACCTGCTCCACCACCACCGCCACCACGTTCATCTGGTGTAGATGATCCACCTGTATTACCTTGAGGGGGACTTACTGGAGGAGTGTTTCCTGCTCCACCTGTGCTTATACTTGGACCACCACCAGCTCCACCACCAGAACCACCTGCTACTCCAGCTCCAGATCCACCACCGCCTCCACCACCTGCGGATGTGATTGTACTAAAAACAGAAGCAACTCCTGAAGTTCCGTTTCCTGTTACTTCTGGGTTACCATTAAAGCCTGCTCCACCACCACCAATTGTTACAGGATAACTTGTTCCACTTAAAGCAGAAAAAGGTAAAGACGGTGCTTGTAAAGGAGCTGGTCCAAAACCAGAAGCACGGTATCCACCACCTCCTCCACCTCCAGCACCATTGCTGTTAGCAGCTCCTCCACCACCTCCACCAACTACTAGATAATTTAAACTATAAGTTATAGGTGCTTCAGGCCATGTGCCTTCATCTATAGATTCAAGTTGTTCATTAAGACTCCAGACTCCTGAAGCTTTGCTTAATTCTTTTACGATAACTATTCCTGAACCACCACTTGCGCCATTTCTAACTGGATTACATCCACCACCGGCTCCTCCGCCACCACCCGTGTTAGCAGTTCCAGCAGTTCCAGCAGCATCTCCACCACCGGCTCCACCTCCACCTGTTCCTCCAGATCCAGCTTTTCCTGAATCTTGTCCACTACCTCCACCTCCACCTGCATATACTCCGCAGTTGGGTGCTCCTGGATAATCAGGACTTACATTTAATCCTGCTCCACCAGCAGTTGCTGGTTCACCAGGTGGACCCATATCTGATGCAGCAGCACCAGCTCCACCGCCACCACCGCCACCATAATTTGGTCCTTGTGCACTCCCGTTTCCTCCATCATTTCCTTGACACGCGGTTCCTGAAGCTCCGTTTCTTGCTGCACAACCAGGTCCCCATGCTCCACCTCCACCAGATCCACCTGTTTGTGCACTTCTACAAGTGCCTCCTGAATCTGTTGTACTTCCTCTACCACCTCCCGTGGAAGTATAAGTGGTACAACCTATAACTATTGAAGAATCATTTCCACTAGCCCCTGAATTTCCTGATCCAGGATTACCAGCTCCGCCAGCACCAACGACAATTGTTCCTATATTAGAACCACCTGTTGATATGGATGAAATATTTCTTAAACCCCCAGCACCACCACCGCCAGCTCCACCGCCATTACCAACTGGACCAGAGCCTCCACCTCCTCCACCTCCAGCAACTACAAGAGCGTCTACTAATCTTGTTCCTGGTTGTGTAGTAATACCTGGTGAATTTGATGTTTTAACAGTCTGTGTGTTTTTACCATTAGACGTTACATTTATAGGTCCAATTATTCCGCCATTACCAGCCATAATTTAAACCTCCTAATCGTCTAGTACATCGTAAGAAACAAAAAGCGTTAAATCACCTGTTGAACTCGCTCCACCTTTTAATGTATCGCCTTCCTCTAAATATATCGGTGTATCAGATAAAACTAAAACTGCATCAGCTGGTACAGAAACTGTACTAGCTATTTTAAAAGTTGCTCCTGAGATTGATGCGCCTGTAGCTGCAGAAGTTCTTGTTGCTTTTGTTACTTGAACAGTTACATCTGCTGCATTCGTTCCATCAATATTTGCAACAGTCATTCTATTTATTTTTACTAATTTACCTGAAGAAATTAACATAAGAGAAGTAGTAAGAGTTGTATCTAATTCAAACCCTTGCGACTCTCCATTAATCGTTGCTACATTTACTATATTTGGTGCTGCCATAATTTACTCCTTTTATCCAAAAATCATTGCCATTGCAATAGCTTTACCTGTTGATATTCCTGCATCTGCGAAAGATAAATTCCCAGATGAATCCGATACTAATGCTTGTCCTGAGGAAGAAGCATCAGCAGTTGGTAGGTTTAAAGTAAAACTTGACCCTACAGTTGCAGCTGCTCTTAATCCAACGTATTGATTACCAGTTGCATCTTCAAATCTTACTTCATTCCTGTTTACTAAATTTATTTGTGAGAACTGTGAAAATACATCTACAATATTTGGATTAGTTCCATCATCTGCTTTAGCATATAATATTTTTGTGCCTTTATCAGTTGAAGTCCATGTAACACTTGTACCTGATCCACTTGTATATTGAAATTCTACAGAAAATGCACCACTTGTACTATTTTTAATTATATAAAAATTTTCTACGTCTAAAGGAATTGATACTGTTATTGCACCAGTTATAGTTCCTGTTAATTCTATTACTCTCGTTGCTAACGCTGCACCAGTAGATCCATCATTAACAGTTAAATCAGTATTTCCTGTTCCATTTACAGCTTGAGTTGTAAAGCCACCAGAAATTTGACTAACTATTTGTAAATTTGTATTTGTTTTATCACCCCACAAACCAGCTTGTTCGCCGGTTACCATTAATTCGACACCTAAAGGTGTATAACTTGAAGGCATATTTTATCTCCTGTTTAAGCTGCAATATCTGTCCACGTTACCGTAGAACCAGTATTTACATCACTATAAGTTACAGTTGAGCCAGTGTCAACCTTCGCCCATGCTTGTGCATTAGCCTGACCTAATTCAACATTTAATGTTATTCCATCTAGTTTTACAACTGCTGTTTGTTTAGTAGTGACAGTGCCAATACTAGAAGTAATTTGTTGTCCTGTAACATGTGCTGTAATAGAAGGCGTAGCTACAGCAGCTCCTAATCCCACAGATATAGCAAATCCAGTAGGTCTTATTGTAATATCAGCAAAAGGAACAACTGTTCCAAGACTTACATTAACACCTATACCATCAGGTTTAACAATTATCCCTGAAACAACACCTGCATTTCCAATTGCAGAAGTTATAGATTGACCAGTAACTGATACAAATTCATTATCAGATACGATTGGTGTACCTACTGCACTATTTATTTGTGGTGCATGAGTATGAACAAATGTAGCGTCAGCCTCAATATCAACAACACCGATACCAGACGTAATTAAATTATTAGAAACTGAAGCTTTAGCTCCAGCTTGTGCAACAGCAGTTCCTAAAGAAATAGTTGTTTGTAATCCAGTAGGTGCTATCGAATAAGCTACACCCCAAGCAAAACTACCCCATTCTTGTCTACCCCAACCTACATTTAATTCAGCTGTTGTATTAACAGATCCAAGAGAACTTGTTACTGATAAGCCAGATACTCCTACTGAAATAGAATTTTGTTGACCCCACGCAAGTTGACCCCACTGTCCGTTACCCCAACTATCTGGTGCAGCCATATTCTACCTCCTATGCTAATCTAATAATAGCTAATGTGTCAGTAAAATTTGGAAATTGTATTGTAAAAGTCCCTGATGTTGATACTTTGTTTGAAACAAAGTCTAAAACTGCAACAGATTTGTTTGCTTGTGATGTATTATAAATTAATGCACCCATAGCCGTGATCGTAGCAGTTAAGTATGATAAATCTGCAAAGTCTACTATTGCTGTTGTACCAGAAAGCTTATGTGTTTGACTTTGTAAAACTTTACCTCCAGAAGCATAATCTCCTGTTGAGTCTGTAACTTGACCTGCAGTTGTAAAGGACGCTAACGATGGTCCTATGACTGCTGAGTCAGTATATAAAGCTAATTTAAATTTGTTTCCGCCTGTAGCGTTGAAATTGTGTGTTCCACTTAAAAGTTGATCTTTAAATGAACTTGTAATTGCACTTGTTGTTATTGCCATAATTTAATCTCCTGTTTATGGTGACGGTGAATCTATTTTTATTCTTATCGCACCATTGAAATAATCGTCTCTTCTTCTTCTACCAATTTGCTCGACAGCATACTTGGATATAGCATTTGTATACTGTTTTTCGTAATATTGCAACATATCCAAAGGGCCTTTCAAATAACCAAAAGCTTCTATTAAACATGCGTATAACAAACCATTAGGAAATCTTTCACTTAAATAAGTTTGTGTATTTGTTGAAGATAACCCATCTGGTTTAGCTACATAACTAGCTTGAATAGCAAATGTAGTATTTGGTATGGGTGCGAACATTAATGTATCATCATCAAAGTTAGCATAATATTTAGGCACACCAGTTGCTCCTGCAGGGTTAAACTCATCAATAAATGTAGTATCTCTTTTTTCTAAATAAATTTTATCAGAACCGCTTGTTATTTGTATAGCTCTAATTATTAAAGCTCCAGTTGGAAAATTTAAAAATTTTTGTGAAGCTATCATAGTTGAAGTTGCATACCTTCTATCGGCATCAGTATTAACATCCCTCAATATTCTCTCTTCAGCGTCTAGTATAAAACCATTAACAATAGCATCTGTAAATACAGTACTATCTACCTCCGTGTAATTTCTTATTTTTGTTACTAAATCTGAATATGTTATTCCTGCCATTATGTAACTACCGTAACCTTTCCTATTCTACTTAAAACATCTAATCTTCTTCCAGGCGCTAAAGGCATCATTCCATTAGAGCTAAAAGTAGGAATTCCTAAAGTTCCCTGAAAAGATCCAACATCAACTGTCATATTTCCGATATTATGTTGAACTCTAGTATTTCTTAAAGCTTGTGGGTCGCCTCCATAAACTTTAGGATCTAACTGTGGGGACTTAGGTTCGTATTCTGATATATGAACTAATGAACCATTCCATTCTTTAACCATCTCAAGATACGGAAAAGCTTGTCCTGATCTATCTGATATAGATAATGCGTATTTACCTTTTGCAAAAACATTAGCCATTATGTTACCGTTGGGTAGTATTGTGCTGGTGTAATAAATGTACTGGATCTTGATCCATCCTCATCTAAAGCACGTTTGATTTCATCTTCATAGTATAATTTTAAAGCTTGAGTTCTTTCTGGAGTGTACTTTTGAGAAAGATAAAAAGCTAAACCAGATATCATGCATGGTATCCACCTAAATGGCACGTCAGCATTATTTGTGTAGGCTCCCGCGTCTTGTATTCTTTGTAAAGAATAATATTTTAAATGTGTATAATTTTGAGCATCAGGCGTAATGTATAAAGTAATTAAAGGTGTAGCTGTACCAGTTGTAACCCTTTCTACAAAATATTGAGATGGAGTTCCTGTTGATCCTTTGTTAGGTAATGCTGCATAAGTTGATCTATCTATTTTTGTTATAGATACATCTGTTGTATCAGATCCAGGATTTACAGTTGTTGCGCTATTAGAAATAAAAGCTTCTAAAACATCACTTGCACCAGCAACCGTTGAATACTGAGATTGGCTAGCTACAAGAGCTACTGCATTTAATTGTATTTTCCAAAGATGAACACCACGATTACCCCATTCAGAGAATAAAACATTAAGAGATCTTCTTGCTTTTTTTAAATCGTAACCAGAGTTGGTTTGAATTCCGCATCTCTCGTATGCTTCTTCAACTATTTCATCGATTGATAAATCGAATGTTGCTGTTCCACTGGTTGCCAT